GGGCGGGGGTGCATTCGGCAAACTCATGAACGCCATAGTCAAGAACAAGTGGCTGTCGCATACTGCAGACTTCTTCGAGCTTGTTTTTTTCGGGCATGGCGAGTTCAAACAGTTCCAGATCGTTACTTGTTTTCAGTTGATAGACAATGTGCAAATACAAGAATATTACAAAACACACGGTAAATAACGTAGCAAGCATTTTACAGTGTCCGAATTTTAGTTTCTATTAGCATAAAACGTATTTGTCAAAAAAATATCGGCTATAGGCATGTCGTTATCCCGACAGTATTTGCGTGAAGCGCGGTTATTCGCAATGGGATTAGGGCCAAACCCTGGACCAAACCCTGCGGCATTGGCACCTGCGGCACCAGCGACGGCATTGGCACCTGTGGTACCTGCTGCGGCGTTGGCTCCTGCGGCACCAGCTACGGCATTGGCACCTGTGGTACCTGCTGCGGCGTTGGCTCCTGCACGTTCCCGTTTCTTAATACCCACCGCACCACCTGACTCTCCTCCATATTCGCCTGCACCTGCATTGCGTAACCCTTTAGCGGCAGTTCCTGCACCTGCATTGCGTAACCCTTTAGCTGCAGTTCCTGCACCTGCATTGCATAACCCTGCAGCAGGACCTAGTGTGGGTGACTTAGTGAATAGTAGTAGTGATGAAAACGGCAGCGATTACACTGATCCAGGGTCAGATTGGGAAATGGATAAACGAGGGGATTTCATTGATCAACAAGGATATACATTTGCCAGAGGCAAAAACGGAAGAACTCAAAGGTTGTATAAACACGGTCCTGTCAAAGTACTACGAAGACCCCGAGGAACAAAGGCATGGAGTAAAAGAAAAAAAGAGGCAAGGAATGGAACACAAAAAAGGAAGCCTGCCAAGACCCGCGCCAGTCATAATCGCTTTAGCTCAGACGAGGAGCCCATGATGCGTGGAGACAATGGAAAACGTAAAAAGAAGGATATTAGTTCAGACGAAGAAGATAATGGAACACGGCGCGAACCATCAGACAAGGGGAAACGCCCAGCTAGAGACATGGTTGTAGCTTCTAGAGATCGCGCTGTAAATCCTAGAGGCCCTAGAAGAGATCATAGTGTAGCATTTACAGGCGGACCTTCTCCTTGGGGGGAATCAACGGTAACTCCTACTTCGCCACGAGAATTACAAGACTTATACGCGGAACGGCAACAACTAATAAATATGTTTAATAGGCATGGATCCAACAAAGACAGAATATACGAAGATATTAATAAAATAGATGCCGTTATACAACAACGTTCAGTTGCACATACGAATTTTCGACAGGACAACGCTTCGAGTTCTTCGTCATCAGGCGCAACATCGAGTTCTTCTTCGTCTAGAGCCGATGCATTGTCTTCGGGCAATTTAGGACCTTCGGCAAGTGCGGCGGCAAACGATGATAGTTTGTTTGAGTATACTGATTTTTTAGGGGATGATGCTTTATTAGGGGATGGTTTCGATGCCGAATTCGATTTTAATGGGCCTCCTGCGGCTGAGGAACCGCGTCGTGCGGCTGCGGGCAGGCCGAAGGGGGCTAAAGATACACAAAAACGGGACAACCAAAATTACAGAGGAAATGCGAACGCGAAAAAAAAACAAGCAACCCATAGAAACCGTGGAGACCGTAGAGCAACCCCTGGCAACGACCACCCGCACCGCCCGCGGAGCCCCGTTCAACCATTGGTCCAACAACATCCCGATGATCTAGATCTACCACACCTACCCCCCCAACCTGAGCGCCAGCGACGTAGGGTTATTGATCCAGATGAAGACGAAGAGGAAGAGTTCGAGTACGATTAAGAAAACGAGATGCCAGGCTCAGGCGGAGGATCCAACTCGAGTTTTACCGTCCCGCGCTTCTTTGGCGCGGCTTTAGGTGCAGCTCCACCTGCTGTTTCCAAAGCAGCGACACGGGTTTCCAAGGCCTCTAAATCCAGCAGCCGCGAGTTAATAGTAGATATGGCTTTGTTCAGCAAATCCATGTCAGGAATATTGTCAGTCACGTAACTGTCTTGCTCGCCAAATTTGGCCTCTACTGCATGCATGTGCGCGCGGTGGCTCTGCTCTAAACTCTGTATTTTGGAGTTCAACAGATAAATTGCAGTTTGGGGTGTTAGCATGGCAGGGGGGGCACTTGGCGCGGCAATCACTTTCGGCCTAGACGACATAGGATGTCCAAAGACTTTAAAACAAAGAGTTTTAACGAGAAGTTAATTTCTTTCCTTGAAGTAAAATGGCGGACAAGAAACCTAATTTTTTTTCGCACGTGTTCAACTTTGAGGACGAAAGTCGCCACGACATGATGAATATTGCCCAGTACTCGGTTTTGGCGGTGGTTCTCGTCATCCTGCTGAACAAGGCCCTTGACATGTACATGCCCCCGCCCGATGCCGAGAAAGGAACCGTCATGCTGTCGATTGAAATTTTCCTTCAAGTCATTGTCATGTTTCTAGGCGTCCTCTTTCTGCACCGTATCATCGATTTTATTCCTACGATCAGCGGCGTCAAGTATGCGCCACTCAACGTCATCACCGTTATTTTGCCCTTGCTAGTGATCATGCTCAACGTCAACTCTAGCTCGGGTATCGGCCAAAAGGTTTCCATGCTTTGGGGCAGCGTCACGGGCGCCCCCAAAGAAAAACCCGCCATGAAAGCGTCGCAGCCAGGGTTCAACCCCCCGCAGTTCTTGCCCCATGGCGTGGCGACTACCAACCCCATGGCGCAACAGGCCCCGCCACCCATCCGCGAGCCCGACTTTAACACCATGTTCAGTCAACCGAATCAACCACCGAGCCAGGAGTTTGAGCCCGTCGCCGCAAACATGGGAATGGGCAGTCTTTTCTAAATATAAAGATTCCCTGTAAGGTTGCCTTAAAATGAGCAAATACACCAAACAAAACGACCTTTTGCTGGCCAAACTCAAACACTACTACGAGCAAAACGATTTCAAAGAGCTGGACCGCATCCTTCACATTCTGAACGGCGAATCCCCCATCTCCCTTCGCATACTGGACTGGTTTGTCACGAACTACGCCAAGCAAAAGTACATCGTCTACCAGCTGGAGTCAGGGGAACGCTTCAAAGTCTACAACGACTACAAGCTGAAACTCAAGGCCTACTCCAAAAAGCGATTTGACCCGTTTTGTAGGTGGGACAAAATTGCGCTGCCGTACCGCAACAGCCAATCCATTCAAACGACCATCGGTCAGCTCAACTTTTTCAAATGGGTACTTGAAAACAACATCATCGACTTCATTGAAAAAGACTACGTGACCATTGAGGACGACATGAACACTCGCAACAGTACGTCCAAAAACAAGCCGACGGACAACAAAACTCGCAAGAAGCGCGAAGAGTTGTCGGTGTCGGCGGCCAAAAGCATTAAAAAGGAAACGTTGAGTGTAGCCGTATCCTTTTCTTAAGTGTGTACTTTATGGAAGCCCTAGGCGTCAAGAAAGTAGAGGATACGCCTGCGATGAAGTTGGCCAAAACGGGCTTCCAGGTCATTGGGGCCGCAGGATGCATCATCGCCTATTTCAACAGTATGGCGGGTCTCTCGGTGGCTGCCGCAAGCATTTTCTTTTTGGTCGTCCTCGAAATGATTGCCAAACCCATGACGTTCATTAAAACCTGCGTGTTCAACATTGTCGCGTTCATTTTCATCGCGATCTACGTTGGGGTCTGCGCCACCAATCAAGAGTTCATTCGCGCGGATTCCATGCCCGACCCATGGAAACGCAACAATATCATTCTTTCGGCCATGGTGATGCTGCACTTGATTTTGATGGTGGCGGCCCCTAAAGTCACAAGCTTCTCCATGGCACTCATCGTGGTCTTCGTCGCCATGCAAGTTGTGGTCGCGCGGTTCTTCCGCACGGAAGGCTTACTCGTGAATGAACTTGTAGGCTAATCCGCACGCGTCGTCGGTTTCCCAGATACCCGATATTTTAAGGATTGCGCTGGTCGTTTTAACGCACTTGTTCAGACTCACGATTTTGGGCTTGGAGGATGCGTACGCCGACAAAATGGCCAGTTCAATGCTGCCGAGCTTGTCGGTCATGTGAATGTGCAAATAAAGGCCTTGCATCGCAAAGTACGGCGGGGAGTACACGATGCGGGAAAACACGGATCCCACCAGAATTGTATTTTTTATAGGGGGCATAAAATGCACGAACTGGGGCATGAATTGGTCGGCGTGAAGAGCTAGCAGCATATTTTATAGTACGCCGCACCGCATTTTTAATATCTAGGATCTTTACTAATGGAGTGGAAGCATGTAGGTATTTTCGTGGCGAGTTTCGCCGTCGGCTTTGCTTTACTCCTCATCTCCCCTGTCGAACACAAAACCGTACTTGTATTTCCTACGCCGTTTACAGCGCGCAAGCTGCAATACAAAGATCAGGCGGGTGCGTGCTACCGCTTTAAAACCAGCACGGTGCCGTGCACGGACGACGCCAAGCCAATCCCGTCAGGGCATTAGTTTTTTCGCACGAAATTTGACGCAAAAAAATTTTTTTAACCGTCTCTCTGTAAATGACGATTAAAAAAGCCATGAACACGCCCTACGCCAAAGTGATGATCGCCGCTGTCTTAGGGTTTGGCCTAGCCACCTTGTTCCGCAAGTCTTGCAACGGCAAAGACTGCATCGATTTCAAGGCGCCTGCGTTCTCCACGATCGAAGATGCCACCTGGAAGGTCGACAGCAAGTGTTACGCTTTTAAATCTTCCCCCGCGCCGTGCAACAAGTCTAGACGGACGGTTCGCTTTGCGTAAAACCCTTCTTCTAAGACTCCTCCTCTTTAAACCATGAGCACGAATCTCGCAGACCTGCCATTTACAACGCCAGCTACCCAAGCCATGCCCACCAACGCGCAGCTGCCTGAGCGCGACATTCCCCGCGAAACCTTGCCGCACGTCGTTGACCCTCAGACCACCGTGAATTATGTCCCCAAAACGGCCGAGTACATGCCGCCTCCGCCGCCTGCGCCTGCCCCGTCGCTCATGATTCGGTACGTTGAAGAATTTCGGGTCCCCATTGTCCTTTCGCTCCTGTACTACATTTTCCAAATGGCCTTTGTGCGCGACGCCCTGCATAAATTTATTCCTAGCTTGTTCAAGCCCGACGGGCACTTAACGTCCATCGGGCTCGTCGTCAAAAGCGGTCTCTTTGGCGCGGCGTTTTACGCCCTTACCATGGCCATGGAGAGGTTAAGTCAGCCGTAAAGAATCCACTTCGGCGACACGAACGTGTTGGGTCCAAGGTAAATGCCGTTGGGCACTCTAGCTAGAATCGCAGGTGTCTCCACGGGCTCCGCGACGCCCTGCACAAGAACCAACGCGCCCTTACCCCGTTGAAGGATGCTCGCTCGTTCGATGGCGGTAGAGGTGTTGGACGCGTGCCCTGCTATCCTTTTTAAGATGGGCGTAGGACACTTCTTGTTGCGCAACGGACACCCCATGAATGCATTTCATAAAAAAACTTCATGCTGTTGTATGGCATGCAAATATGCCAATTTATTCGGTGCGCCTAACACGGGCCCCCATGCCTATCGCATCGCCGACATTGCCGTGGTCGACGTAATCGCGACTTTTGTCGCGGCCTATGTCGTTTCGTACACTACGCGATGGTCGTACGGGCCCGTGTTAGTGGGACTTTTTCTTCTTGGAATTCTTCTGCATCGTATTTTTTGTGTACCGACCACGATCGATAAGCTCTTATTTGGCCATCATTGAAGGCATCGACGGCATGGACGACATGGACGGCTGGCATTGGGCTTTATTTTTAAAATAGCCCTCCTTCATCGCCGCGTTGCAGGTTTTGTCTAACGGATTCCAAAACTGACCGCCTGCAATGCACGAGTCGCACGTTGGGTCCTCTTTCGTTTCCATTCCTTCACGCTTGCTCCACAACAAAAGCAGGACAAGTGCGCCAATTACCCACAAAAGACACATACCCAATGGATGATAAAATTAAATCTTGAAATTGAAATATTTATTCTTGTACTCCGTTTTCCCAAAAGTCGAGTCTTCGGGCAACGGCTCGGCATCGGGGATTTCAGTTTGCACGTACGGCTCGCGCTTCAAGAAAAACGCGCGGTTTCCGCGCTTGATAAACTCTTCCTTGTACGCCTCCAAATTCTTGTCCTGCGTTTGAAAATTCATCGCCACAAATTGAGTGCCTAGAGTAAACGCCGAGGACGACGTGTAATTGTCTGCGGTGTCGGGCACAATCATTAAAAGACGCGTGGTGGCGTGGCTCGTAATTTCCGTAATGTCTTGCGATGCAAGGGAATTGAACCCCATAAGGCGAAACAGTGGAGACGGCGCCATGTTGACAAACTCTGCCAGTTTGGAATCCGCAATGCGCTTGCTGCCGCTTGCCAGGATAATCACTTTTTGGCACAGATCTCGTACAGGGACGGTTCCAAAATTGTTGCCTTGCATCTCGTACCCGTATTCTGACGCCAGCAAGCGGCTTGCCAGAGTGCCGTTGCGAGACGACGAGAGCAGCGTCGCCACCTCGTCGCAAATTTCAACGTGCTCGGATTTAATGCGAAAACTTAAGAAAAGCGGGTCCATGCCGTTTACGTCGCCACTAAAGGCCTCGTCTTCGATGCGTTTTAAAACTTGCTCCAGCGGAATCGAGTTGTAGCTGTGCTTGAGCGTGTAATAAGGCGAATCCGACACGGCGACTACGGGCACACCTTTGACGTCGTACACTTCAAAGTCCAACAGGCGACAGCCCTCCTTGATGGCGTGCGAGAGCGCGCACAGATCGACCCAGTCGTTTTTGTACTTGCCCGAGGCGCACGAGTTGTAGGACGCCTTGACGTGAAAATCGCGCAACGGGTTGCCGTAGAGGGCATCTTCTTTCGTAATGTTTTGCAGAGGCACACTTTTGGGTAATTTGGAACAGTTTTTGCCTCGCTTGTTTAGATTATCGATTGCGTACACCACCGCAATCGCAATGATGATGGCGGCTACAATGGCCGCACTGATGTACGCCGCGTCCATTTTTTAAGAGCACATTTTTATTCTTTTACTTCCAGCTCGGCCCACGTGTACGGCATCATATCCGCCACTTCCGTGGCCCCTTTGTACTTGAGCGTCTGCACTCGAGCCATCGTTTCAGTCAACCGCTTGTACCGCGCGCACCACTCCCTCTTCTTGTCGGGGCGACCGCTATCGGCCCGAAGGGCCTTAAGGTCCGCGCGCACGTCAGGCGCGCGCGTCAAATGGGTATACGCGCTGCTCATGTCGGTGTACGCTTGCCGCGCCCGTAAATAGTCAAGCTTAAGGTCTTCCAGGGATTTTTCTTTGCTGTGTTGAAACAAAAAGTCAAACTTTGCCTGTAGGACTGCTGCAGTGGTTGCGTCCAGGGTCGCTTTAGCTTGATCGAGTTTGCGGTCGTACGTCGTCACTCGAGGAACGGGAATCGCCACATTGTTGGTACACCCTGGCGCGCACTGCGCGGTCAATCGGCGCTGCTCAATCGTGGTTTGAATCCCTGCGTTGCATAGAGGACACTGCCCCAATTTTTTCAGTTCATAAAATTTCGAGACGTCGTCGACCAACGTCATTTGGCCCACAATCTTGACTTTCATTTGAACCTCCCCTTGAAAAAAAATTGATAGAAAAACGGACAGGAATTTGAAAAGAAAAAAAAATGATGCCCGACGAGCTTTCAAAACTCATTCAGGATTTTGCGCGGCCGCGCACCCGCCCCAACTGGCGCGCGGGCGGCGCCTTTCCGTCACCGCTCTTCTACCTCGGCATCGACCTCAAATATCCGCGCATTGAATTTGACGACTACTTTGACAACGAAGCAGAAATGGATTGGTTGGTCCAGCAAGGTAATCTGGCGATGGATGCCGCTGAATTCGAAGCCATGCTTGCCGCTCTTTAACTTCCTTCTTTTTTTACCACTAGTTGTTTGGTAAACCGAAATTTTTCCATAGGCGTGTTGCGACGCTTCAAGTTGCATTGCAAACAGCAAAGTACGACGTTGCCGACGTTGTGGCCTCGCGTGTTGTCGATGCGATCGACGGTCCACTGCTTGGGATCTCGAGCGCCAAACTCGCGGAGCATTGGCTGCAAACAGTGCGTGCACGTCATGCTGCACGCCTCCATCATTGTTTGAATGTCGGTTGCGGTGATTGAATGTTTCGCGCTGTAGATCGCGAAGCGTTCATCTTGTTTTTTGTAGCCCGAAAGTTTTCGTGCAATGCGAGGATCCATGATGTTAGACTTCAAAATTAAAATCGTCGCGTGCGACGTATCCGATGCCTCGTTCGGCGGCGTCGTCGAGATCCTCCTTTCCCCTTCTTCCTTGCTTGTGTCATTTGAGCAATTCGTTTTTCTTCTGCTAGCTGAGCTCGTGTTTTCGTGGCTACCACGGGTTCGACGACTTCCGCACGAGGGAGAGGAGCATTCAGACGATCTACATACGATGGGGGCATGTTTGCAGGCTTCGTTGTCGGGGCAGCAGGGGCAGGTGGCGCTAGTGCTGGACGATTTTCTTGAATCTTTCGTGTAACAGTTCGAGTAGCCGTGTTCACGCTGCTGTTATCTCGTTTGGCATCAAGGGTGTCGGTAGACGCGCCATTGCGAAAATCCGCGTACGAAGGAATGTTGCGAGCGGCCTGTTTTGCTTTCCACTTGGCATGCAGCTCTTCGATTTTAGCATCGACCTGCGCCATGGTAAACCCGCTGTTTTTGAGTAATTCTTTGACGTTTTGCAGACTTCGCTCGTAATTTCGACACGAGTTTTCCATAGCAAACAAATCGTCAAGTTGCCGATAAATTTCCTGGCTTATCGTAGTTCTGAGCTCAACCACTTTTTCCCGAGATTCGGGTACAAAATAATCCGCAATTTCTCGGTTTTCGTTCTCAATGATGCGTGCAGTATCCCGACTGCTTAAAGCAGCGATGATTTTGTAAACAAGATCTTGGGGCCCGCTAGATTTATACGTGACGCATGTCAATAATATAATCTTCAATCGCAAGGTTAATTTAACCGTGTTGCCACTCAATGGATTCGGGCAGAGAAAATACCCCGACGTGCAGTCGTACTTCGACGAATCGGTATCTTCCCATGCGTCTAAGGCTCGTCGAATGGCATGCAAGTTTTTAGCCGTGAGCGCGGGTTGTTGATTAATCGCTATAAGAATTTCTTCAAGGGTGTTTTGATTGTCGCGAAAGTCGAATTGAGATCGATATTGCGACTGCTTGTCGTTTCCCATAGGCGCAAACGAATCCAGTGTCAACATGGCCACGGCGTGAATCACGTCGGTCAGCGAGTCCTGCAATTCAGCAGGGGAAGGTGTAGATTCAAACACGGGAGAAGGAGCAGATTCAAACACGGGAGAAGGGGCAGATTCAAACACGGGTGGAGGAGACTCTGCTACGGTTGGGTATGTTACCCCGCGCGTCGAAAACGAATTTAAGTACGCCGACGCGCTTCCTTCCAACGCGGCGTCTATGTCATCTTTAGTGACGCTTAAATCAACTAGGTTAGCATAATCAGGGATTTCCGACAACAAGTATTCGATAACGTCGCGGTTGGACTCTTGCTCGCTTTCATCGAAACCTTCGGTATCTTGCTCTAATTTTTCAATGATGCACGGCAACAAATTTGTGTCGCACGCAAGTAGAGGGTCTAAGTAAGCAATTACACTATTCTCTTCTTTCATAGGAATAGACCCTCCTCGTTTTCGCGTTCGGCGTCTCCTGCCGCCCGTGCTAGCTAGCGTGGAAGCTATTTCTTTGATCCTTTTAAAAACGAGAAACGCAATGGATTTAGGAAAATAAACATCCCAAATAAGAATTTTAGTCTCGACCATAATATCCGTGAAAGACCCAGGTGACATTTTTGCAAACATTTTCATTTTCGCTAATCCATCCGCCGTTAATTCGCCTTTAACGCTGGTTTTATCAGGTAACCCGCTGGTTAATGCTGTAATTTCCTCCTGCGTAATTGTGTCTTTGAAGGCAAGTTCGGCCAACTTGTTGGCAACATCTTCATACGGCGATGCTGGTGTCGCTACTGATACTGCAGGCTTCTGAAATTTCAACGCATTTTTCGCGGATATAAGCTCTGTTTTTAAGGATCTTACCTTTGCATTGCATTGTTCTACGTCGGTGTATTCGCCCGAGAGATCGGCCTCTTCTTTTGCTGCTTTCTCAGCAGCTCTTCGTTGGGCAACAGCTTTTAAACGCGCGGCCTCGTGCTCCTCCGCAGTCATGACTTTAAATGCGAGCTCGTCATCAAATTTCTTTTGCAACAAATTAGGTATTTCATTCTTACTCATAAAATTACGCACGTCGGCAACAATCGCGGGTTTCTGGGATTCAAACGACGCTACTTCTTGCTGCAAGCGAAGTATACTCTCCTCCAGATCTTGAGCTAGTATTTCCTTGGATTCCTTGGTATCTGCATCTCCGTTTTGCATTTCAGCGCGCGCCAGAGCCAATTTTGCCTTAGCCGACGCTATTTTTGTCCCGCGATCTACAAGTTTCTTATTAATGGTGCTTAAGCGCATGATTGTACCTTTGGCGTCAAGTGGCTCGAGCGCGGATACAAACGGCGCTTCTACTGGCGCTTCTACTGGCGCTGCAGAAGCTTGTTTTTTCTCTTCCTCTACACGTAGAGCAGCTTCCTCTTGAGCTTTTCGTTTTGCCTCACGTTTTGCCTGAGCTAATGCTGCTTTTTCGGCAGCCAACTGCTTAGCTACTGGATCATTCAACGCCGCCAGCATATATTTAGGAGCGAGATAAAACTCGAACCCGAGCTTCTAATTTTTGTATATACGCTTGTTGCTGATTCAAATGCTCTAAAATGTCGGGTCCTGATAAAACTCGGCTCCCGATTCGCACCGAAAAGTCTTTTCGCCCTGGCTCGTACCACCGCAATCCCTCGGGTAATTGGTTCACATAAAAATCGGCGAGACCGAGATCCTTGACAAAATCCGCTACTTTCAGATTGGTTTCCTTCATAATGGTTTTTGTCGGATTCTGAAGTAGCAACCGCTTGTCGAACGTATTGTGCTCGTGCGAAAAACACAAAATGACTTTACGCGGGTCCAGCTGCACCAACGGTACAGTGTAGTTTTTCAGAAACGTTTTTTCTTCCCCCGTCGTCGCCGTATCGTCGTATGCCGTTTGTTGCAACAACGCCTTGCGAAACGCAAACGTCCCTGCCGTAGCATGCTTAGGCCCGTACGGCCCGAACTCTACAATCTTGTCTAAATGTTTAAAGTAAATGTGGAGCACGCTGCTCCCCGCCGCCAACGCCGACGGGTTGGCTTCCAGCATCTCGACGGCGTGCGACACGCGTTCGGGGGGGTAGTAATCGTCGTCGTCCATGTACACCAAAATGTCGCCCGTGCAGTGCGAATGCATGACGTTGCGCTTGCGGCCCAGCGTCACGCGCTGGGGAAGTCGTACGTACCGAATTTGCGGTATTCCAGCGCCTTCAATCATGTCTTGCACGCAGTCCGTCCCGTCGTCTACAATCACCCACTCCATGCGATCTCGAGGATAATCTTGATGCTTAAAGCATTCGAACATTGCGGCGAGGAAGGGGCGGCGATTGTACGTGGGCGTGCATACCGATACAAACGGCTTCATGGGGGTAGGTGGAGACGGTTTCTCTAATCATTTTTTTTTCTTTCGACTAAAATATGTACGGTGGAAAACGAACTCGCGCAGCACGAGGAAGCTTAACGCCGCGTCGCCGAAAGGCCTACGAAGATAAATTTGCGAACTTTGCGCGTTTATCTAAGGACGACATGAAAAGCTTGCGCCAAGATTGCCGAAAGGGTGTCGAGGACGGCGTGTTTGGCCGAATTTACGGGACTCGTGCACAAGTAGATGAAAACGTTTCCTGCATGACCAAGGGAGGATTAGTCAAAAGCGATATCACATGTTCTTCACGTACCTATCCGCGCATAAAAAATGGTCAACGAGTCATGAGCAAAAGTGGGAAACCGTTGTTCAATACGAACGTTCGGTGTGTCTCGAAACGACTTCAAGACAAAAGTCGCGCAAATTGGCAGCAACGAAGCTCGGCATTCAAAAACAAATGGAATGGCAATAAGTATCACAAGGGTGCGTTCCGCTTGCGTACCAGTAAAGTTGTACAAGTTTAAGATTTTTCTTCGTCAAGACTATGGGAGTTCATCGAACGAAAAAGTCGACGGGATTCTGGAGAAACAACGAAGATTTAGTAAGCACCTTTCATACTCTTTCGAAAAAACAGAAACAGAAACAAGACAAGCTCTGCAGGGAAAAGGGGTTTGCTCGTCGTCATGGAACTCGCAAACAGACGTATGAAAAGGAATCGTGCTCCACAAGAGGAGGGCTTACCGCTGAAGACATTGTGAAACGCAAGAAAACAATCACCGTTAATGGCGAAACGAAGACGGTGCATCGCTTTGTCTCAAAGTTGCGCCATGAAAACGCTCTAGCTGTCCAAAAGAGGTTCACGCCACAAGACAAGTCCAAGTGGAACGGCAACAAATTTACGTCCGACCGCGACCCTACCACTGGAAAGCAGCTTCGAAAATGGCAAGTTTCCGCATTGAAAAAGGGCGTTAGTTTAAATTCCCTGCACAACATGTAAAGTTAAAAGTATCGTCGCACTTCAGTGTCGTACAACGACACGGTAAAGTGTTCGTTGTAGCCGTGCACGAGTATGCGATCACCACTACCCAATTCGTTGACGCCGACCGAATCCAGACCACTTCGCCGCCCTACCTTGATTGGTAATTTAATGTCGTTGTGCTGATTCGATATTGTATAATACTGCCAGCGATCGCGCTCTAGGCGTCGACCGAAAAGAGGTAAAATTTTATTTTCGCCTTGGTCGGGCGTTAAAAACCCCAACTGCGCAAATTCCAATGCGGGCCATGCGGTCCGCACTGGCGGTTCTAGCGTAACGTCGGCCACTACCAAATCGACCACAGGCGGCCGAGGTCGCTTCATCCAAAGCGCTACTATGATCCCGATGCCTAGACACACTACCAGGGGGATCTTCATACGGTGCCGTTTTATTTTTTTCACGGCGGCTCTGCCGTAACTTTCATTTTGAACACCAGCACTAAACAAATAATCGCGCCTACGGTAATACCAATTTTGAGTTTTGTACTCAGCGTCTTGAACGCGCACATGACCATCAAAAACAAAAACAGGGACAGCAACGATTTCGTGTGCCGCTTGATTTCATAAAACACCCGTTTTAATCCCTTGTCGTAGAGGAGAGGAGCCAAAAACAAAAACACCACGGAATACAGCCACATCGCCATGGCAATCATGGCCCACCAGGCAAAATTTATGTACCCTAGCGCCATTCCCGCCATCCCGATTAAAAACGACATGATCCACGAAAAAATGTTAAAAATGCCTCCCGAAAATAGATTGGCAATCGCCAGCAAAAATCCCATGATCGGCGAAAACGTAAAAATCCAGGCCATTGGCACGTTGTACATGGTCGACCCCGCAAACGCTAGCAGGAACCCAATCATCGGAATGAACGGCAGCAAAATCAAGTAGAAGATGATGTACGGATACACGTAAAACAGAAGCATGTCGGCAATGACCCCCAGCATTTTGTGAAGCCATTGCCCCAGCAGGACGAGCATAACGTAAAATTTGCGCCACGCACAAAAGGCGTTGGCGCAGGTCATCGAAAACCATTTGGCAATGATAAATCCGCGGGTGCTTTTGAAGGCGTCGGAAAGAAACCAACTGGAGTATGGAAAACTGCGGCGTTTCAGGGGAAAAATGTACTCGACAACGCCGCGCGTCAGCGACTCGATGTTGTTCGGGTTGTACCCCTGCATGATTTCCTCAACCGTTGCCGACGGTGGGTCGGCTTTTCCCTCGGGCACCGCATACGGAAAACTGTTGATGTTGGTCGGAAATAAATCGTCAATGACGCTCCACGGCAGTTGCGTAATGGACACCACCGTCGACCCTACATACGCGATCACCAAAATGGTTACAATGTTTTTCGCCATACCTCTGAAAAAGGCTCTGAAATCCCCCAACGAGTTTATAAAATCCTTTCCTTTGTTGGCCCCAGCTTCGGCCTGGGCCCGTTTTTCGTCGATGGAAGCCATTTTTAATAAGGCGTGGGGATTTAATCTTGGCCTAGCGCGCATTCATGAGCGCCGCGTTTCCCCCAATGAACGATAGCACGTTGTACCTCTCCTCAATCACCAGCAAATTAAACGTGTAGTCGTACAGCTGGTAGGTGGACTTGTCCACGCCGATTTGCACACCCGCCTCAGGGTCGCAGATCACCAAAAAAGACGAGTTGGGGTCGGCAATTGGCGTTACCGTAGTGAACTCGAGCTCAATTTTCGAGTACTTGGACATGTTCATCGCGCCCGACGGCTGCAGGTTAAAGGGGGACGTATTCAAACAAAAATTATAGGTGTAGAGCCCAGGCAGCGTGGCGTGGCCCGCCCCTTGCGACATGAGGTACTGCTGCTGAAACTTGTACATTTCCATAGGGCGCGACTCCTCGCGGTACGCACCGTCCAGCAAGATTCCCAGCCGTGTCAAAATGTCGCGTCGGTTCTCAGGGCGGACTTGCCCTGTGCTAAATAGACCGCTTTCTGTTTCGTTCGCGTTGAGACCGTACCCTAGCGTTCCTGGATGAATGATGATGCCCCCGAAGTTGTATCCCTCCGCGTACGGGCTGTCGTCCATGAGCAAGGGCAGCGGCGTCACGTCGTACGGCAAGTAGTCGTAGGGCCAGTTCGTAAAATTGGACCACTCGTTGCGCAACGCCGCGTCCGACCGCTGGAACAGCATCATCCAACTGGCCACCAGCGCAGTAGAGTCCTGCAGCCACACCTTGTCTGCAATGGCGACCTTGTAAAACCACGTGTCGTGCAGCTCTTTGAACAAGTAGTGCTGGGGCTGCAGGGCAAACACCTTTTGCTCTTCGTCCGAGAGAAACCCGTATGTGCACGACAAGTGCACCCCTTCGTTCCAATTCGTTGGAAACGACGCGTAGGTGAGCGTTATGTTGGGCGGTGTCTGCAAAAAGCGATGCATTTGGTGTTCCCGCAAGTTAAAGTTAGGCGCTACTACAGGAAACCGATTCGCGGCGTCGGTCACGTCTCGTATTTGGAATAGTTCGCGCAGCGGGCGAACGGTCACTTCAATTTGAAGTTCGTTGTACTGCAAGCTCACGAGCGGAAACGCCTGCTGCGAAGTCATGGCCCAAAAGATCGGAATGGGGACCTGCAATTGGCGTCCTCGGATCGAGGGCTCCGCCGTGGGCGTGGTGTAGACCGCGTTGGGGTAGACATTGGTGCGATCGGTAAACGCGTTGGCGGGGTCATACAATTCTTTCACGTTCCCCACCATCTGATCCCACTTGAGCTTTTGGGTCATACTTAGATCGCGGTTGGCGAGGGCGACTAGGTCTTGGCCTGACATTTGCTGCACCAGGCTACCGCCGATGGTAAAACGAATGGTTCGAATCATCATGGCCCCCAAATTCTTAATCCATTTGAACTCGTAGGGCGCCCACTGGTCGTTCGACGGGTACACGGGGCTGTAGATGTCGGGAAGCGTCACCACAAGAAACGTGTCCATCAAAAGATCCGCGTACCGCTTGACCTTGAACGTGTAGATGGTTTCGGTGGTCGCTCCCAACTGGCGCAACCCTTCGTAGTCCAGTCGAAAGTTCTGCAGACCAAAGTTCGTATACCGCTTGAACGTGCTGGTCCAGAACGTTCAAGCGGTAT